ATGCCAGTTCCCATCTCGGCGCTCGCCTTTGCTTATTTTAAGGATATAAGATAATGAACGGCTTTTATGTAAACGTGTGGTGCATGTTGGCAGTAATGCGAATAACAGTGCGAAAGTTGGCGTGTTCTACGTTAATGCGAATAACGATTCCTCGAATGCCAATTCCAATATCGGCACTCACCTATGCTTATTATAACCTTACACATAAAAGCCATGCCCCTTGGCAAAACACAAAGCAATGCCTCATTCGTGTTGGTAGTCCCGTTTTTTTCGGGGTCGAATACTCGGAGGTGAAATAAGCAAAATGAAACGCTTTGGATATCTCTACGAAAAAATATGGGCGATGGAAAACATCCAACTCGCGCACTTGAATGCACAGCGAGGAAAGAAGCATTATAAAGAAGTGAGAATGATCAACTCGAATCAGGAATTCTATCTAAAAAAAATACAGAATATGCTCAAGGAGAAGATATATAAAACATCTAATTATGTAAAAATGACAAAGAAAACCAATTGTGGGAAAGTCCGAGAAATATATAAACTCCCATATTTCCCAGATAGGATCGTACATCATGCCATAATGCAGATACTTAGACCAATATGGTATAAGACACTTATTCGAGACACCTACTCTTCGATCAAAGGGAGAGGTATTCATGATGGGGTAAACAGAATTAAGAAAGCCCTTTTTGACAAAGAGAACACTCTGTATTGTTTAAAGTTTGATATAAAACAGTATTATCCATCCATTAATAACGGGATATTAAAATCCGTAATTCGTAAAAGAATTAAAGATTCGGATGTATTATATCTTCTTGATGAGATCATTGATTCTGTTCAAGGCGTACCAATTGGAAATTATTTAAGCCAATACTTTGGTAATCTATATCTTTCTGAATATGATCATTGGGCAAAAGAGGAAATGGGGATCAAGTATTATTTCAGATATTGTGATGATATTGTCATTCTACATAAAGACAAGAAGTTCCTACATGAGATAAGAAAACAATCTGAGGAATATTTAAGTGAAAGCAGGCAGTTACAAATAAAAAACAACTGGCAGGTTTTCCCCGTTGCTGATAGAGGAATAGATTTTTTGGGCTATCGTTTTTATCATAATTATGTTCTTTTGAGGAGATCTGTAGCAACATCCTTTAAGCAGAAAATAAAAAATTTAATAAGGAATTGGGAATACATAAACACCATTCAGGCAGTTAGCATGGTTATGAGCTATATTGGCTGGATCAAATATGCGAACTGCAAAAACCTATTGAGATCACTTATCGGCAAAGACATTTTTTGGATCATAAAAACCAAATGCAAGGATTCTAATATTAATAATCCGCTACAGGGCATAGTATGAAAATGAAAAAATTTTCTGATATTTCAAAAGAAAACATTTTAGACGGCGATAAGATTCGGCTTGACGACATTCTTAACGAAGAGATTTTGATTATTGGATTTCGTATTAAGGACAGCCGTTATAGCAAAAATAGTAACGGGAAATATCTTACATTGCAGATTGAGTATAAAGATAAGAAAAATGTAGTTTTCACAGGATCTGATGTTCTGATAGACCAATTGGAGAAGTATGGCAATGAGATTCCCTTTTTAGCAACAATAAGAAAAATTAACAGATATTATTCTTTAACATAAGGAGTTTATATGAAAGGAAATAGCAAACACATTCTGCCACTGTACGATACTATACAGGGCGGATTGGTGATATTTGATATTGAGAAAGTTCAGAAAGATGATGAGCTTTCATACAATTACAGGCATGTGAATGTAAACAAAAAAGCCGGCTATGATGCTGTTGTATCGGCGATCATTCATTCTGAATATAGCTTGGATGCAGAGGTAGCGCTTTGCAAAGATAAGTCTCACAAGCTGAACAAAAAGTCCGACAAAGAGCACTCCGATTATCTTGCACTTTGCGAGAAAGCCAAAATCGTGGCACATGCAGTTTGTGGTGATTATACTGAAGATGTATTGAAAACCAAGAGTGTTCCCGACCTGGATGAGATCGCAGCAGCGCTGGATGTCGAGCTGGTTGATCCGAGCTATAGCACTGCGTTGAAACCTGCGAAAAGAAATAAGATCATGAGCAGGATCACGGTACATTCCCAAGTGCAAATTGGGAACAAAGTAGGGCTGTAGCGTTACTAAGCTGGGGCTTAGTAACGAGATGTCTTATGTTTGTTTTATTGATACTTCCGTTCATTTATTTATTGCTTCGCTGGTATTATTATTATGGCGAGGGTACAACAGAGGCGATGCTGTGGAAAATCTCAAAACCTCATACTCATGAGTTTTCTGCAAAGTATCACCAGTTCCGGGAGCTGGTAGAGAATATGGGACACCGGATTTTGGTGGCTGTTATGGCTGTAGTTGTCTGGGGCTGGATGGGTTTGTTGATATGGCTCGGTGCAGAACTCAGCGGGATATGTATTTATGAACTGAAATTCAGGCACATCAAATATGATGGCGACTGGCAGCACAGGAAAGATGGATATTATAGGATCCCTATATTTGGGAAGATCATAAAAATAAGGTATCCTGCTGCAAGCACGATGATATTTATCGGGCTGTTCGGATTTATCATTTTTGCAATTACAGTACGAACAATGAATTTATAGGGGAGCAAAATGTCTGACGAAAACGGCTGTAAAACTTTTGTTCGGATCACTAATAAAATGATCTATGATAAGATCGTAGATTTAGAAAAAGTTGTTGATGCGGTTGTTAAAGATACTAAGCAAAACGTAAAAGACATCGAGTCAAATAAAAAATTAATTTGGTGGCTTCTGACATCGATTGGTGTAATAGCTCTCAGCATAATCGGCTGGGCGCTCAGGTCTGGAATTTAGATGTGTTTTCATAGGAGATTAACATGAGCATATTAGATACAATTGGAAAAATCATTTCACCGGTTACAAATCTCATCGATGGGCTTACTACTTCCGAAGAGGAAAAGCTTTCTTTGAAAAATGAGCTGAAAAGGATCGAGCTGAATACATACGAAGTTTTGATGAAGTATGAGACAAAGCTGATCGAGGCACAGTCCTCAATCGTTAGGGCTGAGGCACGTGGTGAATCCTGGTTACAACGTAACTGGAGACCGATGCTTATGGTGACATTCATGTCGATCATCGCAAACAATTATATTTTGGCACCATATTTACAGGCAATATTCAATTGGAGTGTGGTTCTCGATCTCCCTACCCATATATGGACAGCGATCACAGTTGGAATGGGTGGGTATATTGTAGGACGCTCAGGTGAAAAGATATTTAAGGAAATAACAAACAAATGAAGAAGAAAATGAGATTCAAAACACACCCCGTGGCTAAAGCCACACCCCTCTTATTAGAGGGGATTTGCATGGAAATAAAAAAGGGAAAATAGGATGAACTATCTTTCAAATAGCAGTATGGGCGAACAGGTCGAAGCTCAATTGGAGTTCCGATATAAGCACGGGCATTCCAACTCTGAAAATCCCGATAAGGTGATCCAGCTCAAGGGCATGGATTACATCGAGGATATTGAGAGAGATACTGCTTATAGGTCCTACCTGAACACACGCATCCAGTCCGTTGTTTCAAAGGGATTTAAAATAATACCTCATGTGAGCATGGTGAAGGGCAAGTCTGCTGTTAGGGCAAGGGATCTGGAAATTTGTGAATTCGTGCGATATAATATTGAGCGGATACCTACATTTGAAACAGACGTTATTGCAATGTTCGATAGTATTTCCAAAGGATTTTCGCTTTCCGAGATCAATTATGAATTACTGATCAAAGGTAAATATCGAAATAAGATTGGTTTGAAAAACATACGATTCAAACCGGCAAAGCAATTCTCATTCAAGTTTGACAGATTTGGATATTATCAGCCAACAGTGGTCGATCCCTATGACTCCAACAAAGTACTCGATCTAAATAAATTCATACATTTTATAAGTGGCAGGAATGATGAGAATCCGTATGGTGAGAGCGCTGCTTCTCTACTTGCATTTTGGGTATGGCTTAAAAAAAATGGCGCAAAGTTCTGGGCTATTTTTCAAGAGCGATTTGGGATGCCTTTCAGTACAGTAGAAGTTCCGGACAATGCAGACGATGATACGATAGCTAAAGCACAACTTCTTCTGGATTCATTTGTAAAAGATTCGGGTGCTTTGGTTCCCAAAAATATAGTAATAAAACTTCTTGAAGCAGCACGTGCCGGAGATGCGTCTTATGACGGATTCATCAAAAGGTGTAATTCCGAAATAGCAATGATAGTACTGGGTCAAACCCTGAGCACGAATGAAAGCGTCAAAGGAACAGGAACCTATGCACAGGCGAGCGTTCATGCCGGAGTGCTGAATAATTATACACTTTTTGATGTATGTGTGAGCGCTGCTGCTCTTAATCATCAGCTTATACGTAATTTAGTTGATATGAATTACGATACAGATTATTATCCTGTTTTCCAGTGGAACAGTTTTAATATGAGTATGCTCATCACGATTGCACAGAATATTGCTAATTTGGTGGATGCCGGTTTGAAAGTGCCAGCAAGGTTTATCTATGAAGCAATTGGGATCGATGTGCCGGAAGGTAATGAGGAAACACTGAAGAGCGAGGAGCGAAGAGCGAAGAGCGAGGAGATCACGCCAAAAGGTGAGGATAATAAAGTTACAGGATACCAGGAGTTTGCAGAAAATAATATTGATGATATTATCGAGCAGAATGAGCGATTCTGGAGAGATAATGATATTATCAGCGACATCTATACTCAGAAATTCGCAGAGGATTTCCAGAGCGTAGCGACATATATTTCCAAACAAAAGAAATTCCAGAAAGAGAATATTGAAAAATATATCACAAAAGTTTTAACCCCAGAGGTCAAAGAATTACTCGTTTTGAGCTACTTGCAGGGCAAGGATCATGCAGGGCAGCAGATGGTCGGGGAGCGTGTAGCGTGGAGCGAGAAGCGTGGACCAGAAAGATTTCACGCTGAGAACGCAGAGGAAGAACGCAAAGAACGCAGAGATTTTGTGGAAAATGAAGATGAAAAGAAGTCTTATGATGAGTGGATATTGTATTTTATTGGTGCTGGGATCATTACGGAAGCTGGCTTGAAGAAATTGGAAGAGCAGCTTGCAGGCAGGATCGGGGTGATAGCTTATGATCAGGCGGTGCAGGTAGGGGATAGATTATACAATATTATTGCAGGTGCAAGCGGTGATGGATTCGCAGCGGTTAAGGCAGCCATACAAGAACATCTTGCAAGCTGGGGATTGACCGAGCTGAGTCCTTCCCATTTGGCAACTGTAGCTCAAACAAACCTGGCGACATATTATGCAAATGGACGTGAGGAGATCTATAAGGATGCAGATCCCTCAGAATTTCCGTACCGTATGGTAGTGACCATGAATGATACTCGGGTGCGTCCATCTCATAAAAAATTTCATAAATTCACGAGAAAAATAAATGATCCGATCTGGCGTGTGCTGAAAGAGCCGTTTGATTATGGCTGCAGGTGCACGAGAATCGTATTACACAGATCGAGAGAAGCAGCGGAAACCATGACTGTGCCGGAAATGACAGAGTTGGGGTTTGTAATGAGCAGGATGTGAAGATGAAGAGTTTAGCCACGAAACACACGAAAAAACACGAAAAAAAGAGAATGAAATGTTTATATTGCGGAAAAGAAACTGAGGGATATTGGGAAGAATTTGAAAGAGTAGATGATGGGATTAAAGATGTTGAAGAAATTTTTATGCAATATTGTGATGAGAGATGTGCCAATGAGGATGAAAATGAGGAAGAGGAATAAAAATGGAAAATATAAAATTAAAAATAAAACTCTCTCGTTCCCAAGCCCCTGATTGGGAATGCAATGAAGTGAGGTAAAATATGGATTTTAAACAATATGAATATACGGAAAATGAGGATGGGACATTTGATATTCTGAGTGTGCCTATTTTCGTACTTGGCAAGCATAGAGGTTTCAAATATGATGAGAAGTGGTACAAAGAGGTGCTTGCGAATCATAAAGAAGATGAGGAGAATGATTATTATCCATCGATCATATTAGGGCATAATGGCGAAGATATGTCCGATGAGAAGCCGGCAAAGGGGTTGCTGAAGAACCTACAATTGAAGGGCAAAAACATACTTGCGGATCTTACAAAGATCACAAAGGATATGTTTGAGTCTATTAAGAATAGGGAATATCCGCACCGCTCTGTCGAGGTGAATCCCGAAGCTCATAAAATAACTGCGCTGGCACTGCTGGGAGGTCATGCACCATATCATAAAATGCCGGTATTAGAAGTTTTTCATGATGATGACGATCATGAAATATTGAATTTTTATCTGAACGATGACGATGATCTGGAATGGGATAATACTGTTAATCAAGAGGCAAAAGTACAGGAAAAGAGATCGGGACTTCAAAAGATAATTAATGTGATCACAGACAGATTATGGCGTATAGCTCATAGTTCAAAAGAAGATAAAGAAGTCGAAAATAAAGTGGATGAGGTGCTTGATCAGGGGAGAACCGCTGTTCATGAACACCTGAAAGTTGATAACAATTACAACAAAAATGACAATGAGGAGGTCGATGTGGAAAAGAAATTCACAGAAGATGACCTGGAAGCAGCACGCTTAAAGGCAGCGGAAGATGCTTCCAAAACAGCCGAGACCAGTTATCGGGAAAAATTCAAAGAAGAAAATGGAATATATCCTGATGAGATGGCAGGCAAGATGAAGCTGAATGCGGAAAAAGCATACACGGAAGGGCTTACGAGCTCGGTTCAGAATCTTCGCGAGAAGAAGTATGCAGAAAAATTGGTAGTTCCTGCTGTATTCGATGAGATGGTGACTCCTATTCTCATGGGTATCAAGAAAGGTGAAGTAAAATTTGCTGAAAAAGATGATACCATGACTATGGAGAAGGCGGTGGTGGAATTAATCGATAACATATTTGCGAGGGCATCAGAAAACAAGCTCTTTGTCGATACCGGCGAGAACGTGAATCATGATCAGGGAAACCTGACAAAGACACGTTTCGGTGATGAAGATGTTGATCCTGAATCTGCTGAACTGGATAAGAAAGTTCAGAAATATTCAGAAGAGAATAAGGTTTCTTACGTAGAAGCTCTCGAAGCAGTCAAACAAGCTGGGGAGGCATCATGAAATCATTTGATTATCTCGGCGTACTAACTATTGAAGCCGCAGAAGCACTTACTGCAAACAGATTCGTCACCTATGACGGAAAGCACACTGTTGACGTAATGCCTATTGGCGTAGCTCTTCATGACTGTGCATCCGGCAACCAGGCATCTATCGCTCATGGTGGGGTACTGGTGGTTTATACTGCGGGTACATTTAGTGCTGGTGCATTAGTCAAATCCGATGCAAACGGCTGTGCTGTTGAAAACACAGCGACAGATATTGCTAACTTAAAGAAAGGTTCTTATATGGCTATGGACGCAGGTACTACCGGCAATTACATCCGTATCTATAAGGCATTATAGGGAGGTATATAATGGGAAGAATAGCAGAACTTACAGGATCGGTAGATCCGGTCCTCACGAAACTTGCAATCGGGTATAAAAACCCAAAATTCATCGCTGACCTTGTAGTACCGTCAATTCCGGTTCTTACTGAGACAGGGACATTCTTCAAACTTGGCAAAGAAGGATTCCTCATCTATGATGCAAAGCGTGCGTATGGTGCAGAGGCACGAAAGATATTCACCAAAAGAGAAAGCGATACTTATGCGTGCTATGAAAGAGCACTCGAACATCCTCTCGATTATGAAGAGATCAAAAGGGCACAGCGTTACGGCACGAATTTTGATGTCATCAATCTTGAGCAGAATGCACAGCAGACAGTATCTCTGGCACAGGCAGTTGCAAAGGAAAAAGCAGTTGCAGACATTCTCTTTTCCGGCACATACTATGCCATCGGCAACAAAGCTACTTTGACAGGCAATGACCAGTGGTCAGTCAAAGCAACTTCCGATCCTCTTGGTGATATTATTACAGGCATCAAAGCTGCACGTGCAGACATGGGAGTGGAACCCAACACATTAGTAATGGGATACCTCGCATGGGATGCTTTCCGTAATCATCCTTCCGTGCTGGCAAAGATCAAGAACAGTAAAAACAATTTTGTGTCTATTGAAGATGCAAAAGAGATAACCGGAATTCCCAATATTGTTGTTGGAAAATCGATCTATTCCACCGATGCAGGCGTATTCACAGACCTGTGGGGTGACAATGCAGCTCTTATTTATCTTCCTACTCAGGGCGAGAATGCAAAGGGCGTTACTGTTCATACTGTCCGATTCAATGTGAAGGGATATCCTATTGTTCGTAAATATGCAAACAAGAAAACTCTGGATATTGAAGAGACTCAGATCTGGGGTGTGAAGAACATCGACACAAGCTATGGTTATCTGATTATTGATGTGGTAGCATAACAGGAGGCAACATGTTTAAAATACTTTCTGATATTAAGTATGATGGTGTTATTATACCAGCAGGTGGAAAATCCGATCTCGAGAAATTGAAGAAACCGGAACTTGAAAAGCTGATGGATAATAAGATCATTGTACCTGTGATATCTCAAAAAGCAGAGGTAGAAGCCAAAGCAAAGAAGGGGGTATCATGAAGAAATTAATGACATTCCTGTTTATAGTTTGCATTATTGGAGCATCTGTTATTCTCACAAATGGGCTTCTTACTGCTAAATATAACTCCAACCAGGAACAGGCACTCAACAGGATGGCTGCATTGCTCGGTTATTCCGGATATTATTCCCTCGAGCAGGTGTATGATCTGCTGATTGATAGTGATGGAAGAGTTGAGCTTATTGCAATGCGAACCTGCACTGCGGAATTTCTTAATTATGGTGCTGTTAGTGGGAAAGCAGATTCAATACATCTTACATATTCACCTGTATTCGACTCACTTCAAACCGGGTTATATGTCAGCTTTATTGCTGATTCTGCTAATACCGGAGCTGCAACAATTACAGTTGATGCACTTGCAGAGAAGAACATATACGAAGCATACGACAAGTCTGCTCTTGAGGCGAATGATATAAAAGCCGGCATGGCTGTTATGCTTATGTATGACGGCACCCAATGGCAGCAGATGAGCCAGAGCGGTAACTGATGATGAGAAGATTAATCCAAAAATCGGGAGATTCTTCGCTTCGCTCAAGAATGACAATGTTGTTTTTTTGGTAAGTTGATATGCCAACATATACTACAGTAGCAAAGGTTCAGGCGGAGCTTCCGAGCGGACAGCCGGAGGGCTATACTGCCGAAACATGGGCGACCAAGATTGGTGAGCTGATTTCCGAGTGCTCACAATATGTGGACGACAATGTAGGCAGTAAATATCCCTTCTCTTATAAGACGAATACTCAGAAGTTCCCGGATATTACCGATGAGCCAGCTACTCCTTCTACGATTGAGAGAATCACCCGATGGTTGGTTACATCTGATGCACTTGGATATTTTCAAGGAATGTATAATGTAGATGATGCAGAAGTTCGGAAAAAGCTACGCGAAAAAGCCGAATACAAGTTCAGAGCTATCCAAAAAGGTGAGATTGTGATCAGCGTGAGTGGTGTTAGCTTGAGAACGAGCTTTAGTTATTCCGTGAATGACAGGGCTGACGATGAAGATGATCTGGATTTTGATAGAGATGAACTGGATATATTAAACCCATGATGAAGAAATGCAACCAGAATTTAGCCACGAAATGCACACCCCGATACAGTCGTTCCTCCTTACGGGGCAGGCGAAAGAACACCCGCCTTCATTCCATTCCGGCGTGGCAGTCGAAAAAGAAAAGAAAATATTATAATGAAGAAAGAGTCTATTCTGAGATTACAGAGAAGGAAAAGTAATGAATATTGAGATCACGGTACAGGATAATGCAACTCTGGCTCTGGAGAGGGTCGAGAGATACACTGACGATCTGCGTCCTTCGTGGAATAAGATCGTGCAGTATATGCTTTCTGCCCTCGATGGTATGTTCTTTGATATGAGCGGTGATCTTGGAGATAGTGGACGTGTTCATCGTGGTGTGAAGTGGAAGTATTTTGTTCCACAATATGTGCGAGCAGATAGTACGGTGGTCCCTGCATGGGGAGGTATTCCCAAAGTGAGAGGAAGAGGTCTTGTCAAAGGTAGATTGCGTGATTCTACAACTCGAAGGGTCCATAAAGGCGATAGTGTGATGCAGAATCTCGGCAAAATGAGGAAAGCTCTTTTACAGGATAACACTCTTCTTCCCGACATGCTTATTATGCGAGTGGATGACAACCAGGGCAAGGTGTATCGACAGAACGAGCTCAGGCAATTCATGTTTTTTGAAGATCCTGTGGACGTGCTTGAGATCGGCAAATTGATCGAGGAGGATATACGCAATGTCTATCAATCATCGTGATATATTGAATGACGTGGAGAGCAAGGTCGTTGCGAGATTGCAGGCGGATAGCAATGTTATTGCCAACTATATTCATGAGAAAATAGTTAAGGATGTGAAAACATATAAGCAGTCACAGCTTCCGGCAGTTGGCGTGTATTGTCATTCTATAATTCCACGAGATGGGCTGATGGAGGTCATCGGTGTATGTTCAATAGTAGTTGCGGGATCACTCGATCATTGCGAGGATACCTGCAAGCAAATAGTGGCTGAGGTATTTCAGCATTTTGATACCGGTTTTATTCCCGGATTTGCAAATAATGCAGATATGGAGAATGTCGAGCCGGTCATGGCTGAGATTTTTCCAGTGCAAACGCCTGAGCATTTTAATTGGCAGGCGGGCATGGTAAAATTTAAGATAACTTTAATTAGGTTTAGGAATTAAATAAAGGCAACCACGAAATGCACGAAAAACACGAAACGGAAATGAATACACAATCCCGTATTCTTGTTCCCAAGCCCCTGCTTGGGAACTCTGGAGGTGTTTCGTTAATTGTCGGGAACATTCCCAAGCAGGGGCTTGGGAACGAGAGGGTTGCAAAACTTAGTAACGAGATGTTAATTATTAAAAATAAAATTTAGGAGATAAAAATGGCAAAACTTAGAGAAGCTATATGGGCAGATGGTATTGTGGCGCTTGGAGATGAAGTTCTTCCGGACGTTATTGCTTTTTCTGTCAATGAGGAATTTCGGAATGTCACTCATAAACAGGGTGATGGCGGTGGAGATGTTGTTTGGGCTACCGGCAGAAAAATAACCGGGTCTATCACATTCAAAGCACTTACAGCAGAGATATACGCTGCACTTACAGGCGGGACTTTAACCGCAGGGACCACATATTCACGTGTGCGTAAAGGTGATGAAGGTCCTACCGAAATTGCCGTTAATATTATCACACTTGCTCATGGTGCAGATGCATTAGTTCAGGAAGATTCGGTCGAACTTTTTGGAGCAAATGGTACTGTATTTAAAAAGGTTACAGACCCACCATCAGGAGCTGGAGAATTTTCTTATGTTGCTGCTACCGGAGTATGTACATTTCATGCAGACGAGATAGATACATTTATCTATCCTCAATATATCTGGAAGGATACTTCCGGCGGAAACAAGGTTGAGGTTGGTAAATATGATGTACCGAGCCAGATGGAGCTTTGGGGCACATTGCGTTCCAAGGAATTGAATTCCGCAGACGGCGATCAGAGCGATATGGTGATCCATCTCTCCAAAGTCAATGTAACTACCGGTATTTCACTCGGTGGTGAGAGTTCAGAGGAAACAAAGGATTACGCAGTCGAGTTCAGTGCTATCATAGATAATACCAGCGACTTTGAAGTATATTTTGGCAAATATTAATCGTGGAAAGATTTCACGCAAAGATCGCAGAGAAGGAAACGCAAAGAACGCAGAGAAAGAAATATTAAAAATTATATTAATCTCCTTAGCGTCCTCTGCGAGAAATAGATAGGAGTTAATATGCCAAAAACAAGAGAAGTCGTATGGGCTGAAGGTGTTGCTTTTCTCGGCGGATTAAAACTTGCCGATACTATAACCGTTGCTATTAATGATGAATTGAAGATAGTTCGCCATCTTCTTGGTGATGGGGGTGGTGAAATTACTTGGGCTACAGGCAGAAAAGTAACCGGAATCGTCACCTTTAATGGCATAGATGCGGATCTGCTTGCAGAGATCACAGGTGGGACCAAAACCGCAGGCACAAAAACACGTGTACGACTTGGCGAAGAGTCTGCTATTGTTTTTGATGACGAGGGTATCCCTAATGGTAGTCCTTACAAGATCGATCTCGTTCATGGTACAGATGTGGTCCCCGATTCAATTGAGGTATATGATGAGAATGGGATACATTATAAAAAAGTGATAGGTAATCCATTCCCGTATGAATTTTATTATAAATCTGGTGATCTGAAATTCAATTCACAAGCAGTTGGTCTGATGATGTATCCTGCTTATTTGTATGATGACAGCGGAGTGGGAAATACTATCACTATTAAGAAGAGCGATCTTCCAAGCAGAATGGAATTGTGGTGTATGCTTCGGGCACGTAATCTCGCTGAAATCTCCACAGAATATCTCAATAGAGATATTATTATTCATCTGGCAAAGGTGAACCGTACAGGAGCTCTTACTGTTGGTGCTGAGGATCGGGAAAATACATCGTCCTGGAGTTTCGAGTTTATGGCTGAATTGATGGAAGATGGCGACATGGAAGTATATTTCCCGAAGAAACGTATTCGTACTGCTATACTTATTGTTGATTATGCCGGGAATAATATTTGTGATTATAATGGTGAACTGATCGGCATGGGATACACCGAGGATTGGGGATAGGCGGAAAAGATTCCACGCAAAGCTCGCAGAGAAGAAATGGAAATTACCTCATTCCCAAGCCCTCACGTCATCTCGTTCCCAAGCCCCTGCTTGGGAATGTCTGGAAATAATGTCATGCTGAGCCGGTCTAAGCATAAAGAGCAGATAACACACCCCACGGCTGAAGCCGCACCCCTCTTGATAGAGGGGAATAGTAATGAAAGCAGGTGAAATAAATGGCTGATAAAGATAAAGAAAAGTTCGGGAAAATTTTTAAAGGTCTCAGAAATGCAAAGAATAATATCAAGAGCAAGGCAGCAATCGCCAAGATGTCGAGGCAAAAGCATGTTCTGATCGAGGATTTGTATAAGAAGCAGTGCCGGTTTGCCGATGCTGCCATTCCGTATGCCAATGCCTATGCCTATGATATAATTCAGAAATATTTCGGAGATATTACAACCATTAATATGGATGATTTCTCGCAGATGGGAGTGGTATTGTATATCCTGGATAATCAATTCGATGAAAAGCTCGCTGATATGACGCATGAAGAACTCTCCAAAGAAGGGCAGTTGTATCTGATGAATATTCCGCTCGACCGTATTTTGGTGTATGTGGAGCTGATCCTTCAGTTTTTTGAAGATGTAAAAAAAAAATTATACATCGCGACCCTGGAGAAACTGGAGACGGCTCGGGCTATGGTCAAGAAAATCACGGATTTGGAGAACTCTGTATCGGACTTGCAGAGCGATTCGGAAAGTCAGTAGGTCATTTCTATATGAAAAAGAGCTTACTTTATACACTTACAGTTGCTAATATTACGTATTATCGTGATCAGGAAATGATGAAGAAAATGAAAAAAGAAAGCTGAAAATGCAACCACGAAAAATACCCAGAATTTTTGCCACGAAAAGCACCCCGATACAGTCGTTCCTCCTTACGGGGCAGGCGAAAAGACACGAAAAAGAAAGAGAATGTTGTAATGAAGAAAAATAATAATGTCATGCTGAGCCGGTCGAAGTATGAAGAAGATAAAACACACCCCACGGCTGAAGCCGTACCCCTCTTATTAGAGGGGAATGATAAGGATTATTATGGCAGGTAGTAAAATTGAGTTGCTAATTGCGGCACGTAATGAAGCAGGCAGAGAGCTAAAACTACTAAGGGGTGAAATACACGAGCTTCGTAATGCTATTGTCGGAATGAATGAAAAGACAAAAAGCTCAAACAAAGAGGTCGAGGAATCCAATAAGAAGGTCGGGAAGTCTTATATTAAGAATGCACGTACAATTAATGATATTACTCATAATATTAAGATATTGCAGAATCAGCAAAAAAGCGCTGTGATCGGAAGCCGGGAATATACTTCATCTATAAAAATGCTGAGAATAGAGCAGAAAAAACTGGCTTCGGCTACCGGCAAGATGGGAGCACAGGGAGTTCAGCAATTCAACAGAATGAGAATAGCTACTTCGGGACTGCGAAGGACACTCGGTGCTATGCGTAACCAGATACTCGTTTTTCTGCTTGCCTGGCGCATGATCAAAACTACATTAGACATCGGCACGGAAGCAATACAAGTGAGCAAGGATGCTGAGGAGATACAAAATAAATTCGATGTTGTGTTCAAGTCCGTGAAAGATGTTACCAATGATTGGGCTGAGAGTTTTGCGGATAGCGTGGGACGTGCAAGGCAGGATGTTAAGAAATTCTCATCTGAGGTAGGGGATGTGCTCAAACCCCTCGGATTCGCAACCAATGAATCCGCTGCACTTGCAAAGCAGGTGGTCGAACTCGGACTCGATGTCGCAAGTTTTAATAACAGGCAGGATCCCGAAGTAATACAGTCGTTTATTAAAGCAATAACCGGTGAGCGGGAATCGCTCAAAACGCTCGGTATTGTTATTAATGAGGCGGATGTGGAGCAGGAGGCATATACTGCGGGACTGGTGGCGCAGGGTGAGGAGCTGAGCAAAACCGCAAAAGCACAGGCAACGATCAATCTGCTCTTCAAGAACTCCCAAGACGCACAGGGCGACCTGGCACGGACCTCCGAGAGCTTGGTAAATGTTGAGAAAAGACGCAATGCCGAGTATAAGAATATGATGGAACGTATGGGTAAGAAGCTCATTCCTCTTGCAAAAACGTGGAATAAGCTGCTTATCTCTATGTACGAGCTGACAAAACCGGCTGTGAATAAGCTGGCTGAACTGCAGCGTACTATGGCTGGTTTTGAGAGGCAGGAAAAGAACCTCAATATGATGATATCTCAATTCCAGAACCTGAAGGACCGCACCGGCAAATCCAATGAAGAGATTGATAGGATGAACGGATTGATGCAGAAACTCGGTGAGGCGTTTCCTTCGGCTGCTACTTTTGACGAATTTGGGAATGTGATCGATGTGAATATTGAAAGTATGAGAACTCTAATAGAATTACAAATAGAATCATTAAGACTTATTCTTTCCAAGCAATTGAAAAACACATATAAGGATTTTGTTGATGATTTGAAAAAGATGGACGAGCTTAGTGGAAGCATTGAATTTAGAAAAGTCTTTTATAAAGAACCTGCCGAAGAAAAAAAATCAGCTCTTGAGGCGCTCGGATTAGAAAATTTAGGAAAACTTACAAAGCAAGAGCTCAAATGGGCTGAAGAAGAAATAAAAAAATCATCAAAAATTATTGATGTTTTTAAAGGAAAAATGGATTCATTACAGGCACCGTTAGACGTTGCCGTAAAACGAATTATGTCAATGTTCTTAGAGCCAGATAAAGTAACTATTGTAGAATTGGCGGCAGAACTTGGAATGAATCTTAAAAATAACGAGAAATTTCTTAATAGACTTTTACAGCGCTGGAAGGAACTGCAGAAAACTACAAGCGAGGGTTTGGGCGGTGGCAAAGAGGAAGCCGGATTATTATTCAACGAAAAGGAGCTGGAAACTCTTGAGAAAAGTTTGAAGAAATTATATGAAGAGCTTGGGGAAGAACAGATCACGCTCGGCTCATTAGATATTGATGAGGGATTTGAACGTGCTACTTTTATTATGGAAGGGCAAATAAACCAGCGGATCGCATTGCTGAATAAGGAAAAACAAAAGCTGATCGATCATCATAAAGGAGTTGAAAAAATACACGGCGATGATCTGAAGGCATTTGAAACCTATACGGAGGAAATTGTTACACTCGAAAAAGTAAAAGCTACTAAATTGGACATATTGCGAGAGCAGTACAGACAGAAATTCGAGGAAGCGTATGTGGATGCACGGATAAATGCAATTGAAGATTCTATGCAGAGACAGATAGAAACTTATGAACAGGGATATGAAGATCAGAAAGTTATTTATGATGAATATCTTGAGCATAAAATAATAAGCACCGAGCAATACAATGCTATGCTACTCCAGCTTGAGAAAGCAAAGAATGATAAGATAAACGATCTCAGGCAAGAGCAGCTTGATAAGGATGAACAGGATTACTTAAATTATTTCAAGGATATGGCTGCGATGTCCGAAGCAGATTATGAGCTTCAGAAGAAGTTGGTGAATATCGAGGCATCCGAGAAATTTACAGCTATGCTGGATCTCAAACAGCGTGGAATTATTGGTATTCAGGAGCTTGCGGAAGCAGAGGTGGCTATTGAGCAGTGGAAATATGAGCAGAAAAGAGCAATTTTATTAAAGCAATTTGATGATGCAAATCATTATTGGTTAGAGCCAACTATGGCTGGATTGGATATGATCGCAAATAAATGGATTGAGTCAATGGATATTGCAAGTGATGTAGCTTCTTCATTCATAAACTCTTTTGCGAGTATAGCAATGGAGTGGATCAAAGAGCAGATAAAAATGGTTCTTATTTCGGATTCTCTGAAGGCAATCGAGGTGGTAAAAGCGGCTAAAACAGGTACTGCTATGGCTATAGCTTATACACCGGCTGCTGTAGCTGCGAATATTGCAAGTTTTGGTGGAGCTGGTGTTGCTGCAGCCACGACACATGCTGCTTATTTTACTGCTGCACAGGCGATGGCTCTTGGTGGATTGGTTGGTGCAAAAGAAGGAATGTTTGTAGATAAAGAGCAGGTCATTACCGTTGGTGAAGGTGGAGAAAAAGAGGTTATTATTCCGATATCCAAATTTGTGCCGTTCCTTGCAGGAGATTATTCGCTGCCTGGTGGGTTCGGGATCGAGCATATTCCCAGAGTTTCACGCGGAGCACGCGGAGGAACAAAGAACGCAGAGACCGCAAAGATTGGAATGAGTATCCCAGATATTAGTAATGTGTATGAGCAGTCACCGGTGAGTAGTCATTTTTCTGCTGTTAATAATTATATATCTAATGTGACTCGTTCCCAAGTTGAACTTGGGAATGTAATGATGGCTGGTGGGGGCGTTCCCAAATCGGAGTTTGGGAACGAGAATGTAATTAAGATGAATGAATTGGAATCGCTGATGAGGTCGAACACTAATGCGATCAAGGCGATGAATATGAATTTGGTGAGCAAGGATATGACACCGAATATATTAATTGAGAGTAAGATTGATGGCGAAAAGTTCGTGCTAAAACAGGTGAAGGCAATCGAGAATGAGCTGACACGCAGAGGTGTAAATTTAGACGATGCCTAATTTTAGAGTTTTGGTCGATGGCGATGATGTAAGCAGATTTTGCGATGCGGATACTGTATATTGCTTGAAGCGGAATCGGGATTTTTCTTTGATCGTACCTGGATTGAATATTTATATGTCTCAGGACAGTACAACCGTTCCGGAAAAGGGCGATATTGTGCTCATATATTACGCCACGGATATTATTTTTTACGGATTTATTGATAATGTGAAGGACGCCAATGACGGCACGGATTATGATATTAAGATCATTCATTACCTTGAAAAACTCAAGGATTATAAGATAGATCATGACACTCTTCATACTGCACTCGCAGCAGGAACATCAGCACAGTACGGTACTTCATTTTTCGGAATTTATTACGTACAAGCAACATGGTTGGTTGAGTGTTTAATGAATCTTATAAGCACACCATATTCTGTGACTATGAATGGTGTAAGCGAATATATCTTTCCTGGAATTAAGTTTGAAGAAATATATTTTTATGAGCAGATGCTTTATTCAATGGGTCAAAATCAAGCTGCAAGATATGATGTTTGGAATAACGAAGATGATGAAAATTATTATGAATATCAAGATAATAAAATTAGCGCCTTCACCCTGCTGAGTGAATTGACATCTATTTTCAAAATATACATTTATTTCTGGAATGATTTTGTTGTGGATATTGAGAGCAATCTGGATCAATACAGCTTTCATAAGAGTTTGCGGTGGAAGCGTGAGAGCAGAGATTATAATGCACCAAATAATAATGTAAATGTAAAAGTGTCCTTTAAAAAAGACTTAGAGGCATATTCAGACCCAGATTTTACTGATTTAGATCAATATAATTTTTTGGGAGATGATATAACATATAGAAATATAAAAAACAAATCTTTAATTAATAATATGGGGATTTTTATTAATTTAAAGTCAAACGGATTACAAATTAATGGTGGCTTCGAGACTTGGTTATCCGGTGTGCCAGAAGGATGGACAACTGGCGGTGTAAATGTTTTCCAAGAAACAAATCCTACTTATGTACATGGAGGCACAAGTTCGGTAAAATTACATAATACTACTGGGGGATCCTTTGCATATATATATCAAGTGATTAATCTTGATTATGTGGGAATATTTGGATTAATACATTTTTGGAGATGGTGTACATGGGGAAATTCATTAATAGTAAATATTGAGGGATGGAAAAATGGTGTGTGGGTAGAAATATATAATCAAGCTACAGGTACTTACAGCGGTTGGGTTAAAGAGAGTATTAATTTTGAAATACCACAAGATATAACAAGAATAAAAATAAAATTTATAAATCAAATAGCCCCTCCTGTTCATACAATTACTTATATTGATGACTTTGAGATATTTATTGTGGAGTCGCTATTAAAGGAATATGCGGTTTCTCTGATGGATGTTTATGCTCGGGATTATACTGTTTTAGATGTTGAGACTGAGATCGATACTGTTATCCGCAGGGCGCAGGAGATCGGCTTCGATGTCGCGGAGCAGAAGAAAGTTATTATGCTGGATGGTCCCGAAGGTGATGCTCTGGGATTTCCTTATACGTTGCCTTTGGAGTTTGAGACGTGATAAAAAGGGAAAATGGCATTCCCAAGTCCAACTTGGGAACGAGAGATGAAATATAAAGTAAAAAATAAGGAAGTATTATCATGGCTTTAATAACAATTATTGATAAAGGGGTTGGAGATAAACTGACCTCTGCGGAAATAAATCAGATATTAGATGCTCTTAAGGATGGGACTAAGGAAGTAAACTGCTCAGGAATGCAGGTTGCGGGGGTTTTGCTGTCTGCAACCATTGCAGAATTGAATTGTTTGCATAGTGCGGGAGTCTCAAATGCTGAATTTGCCATATTGGATGGATTGTTGGTGTCAACGACTCAAATCAATATATTAGGAGATGATGGGGCAAAGGGAAATGCTCTTATTGGCAGAAGTGCCGGCGGAGCGATCGGGAATATTCAAACGATCGATGGTAATCCGAATATCACCAGCCCTCTTGCTTTCCTTAATATGCCTTTTTGGGTGAAAAAAGAGATCAATCATGATGATACAAGTCCTGTTACGATACTTAGCATTGGAGATGGATATATTGTGCATAGAGCGATAGTGAAAGTTACCGAGGCATGGGATGACAGCTCTAAGGCGTTCAAGGTTGGGCACGGCTCGGATGATGATGCTTTTATTACTGATCTCGGTGCAGCACTTGCAACTCCAAAATATTACGGATTTGATAATACATATTGGGGAGTTCGGCTTGATAACAGTGTGGATAAACATTCCAAATTATGGATCGCAGACGGAGCTTATGATCTGAAGGCAACATTTGTGGGCACAGGCAATGGTGGAAGCCAGGGCATTTGTGATGTTTATATATTAATGTCAAAATTGGATTAAGAGAACGAGGAGCGAAAAGCGTGAAGCGAAAAGCGACATTTACCATCTCGTTCCCAAGTTCAACTTGGGAACAAGTAAAAACATCCTCGTTCCCAAGCCCTCACACCATCTCGTTCCCAAGCCCTCACACCATCTCGTTCCCAAGCCCTCACACCATCTCGTTCCCAAGCCCCTGCTTGGGAATGCAAAGCAGAAAACACACCCCCCGGCCAAAGCCGCACCCCTCTTATTAGAGGGGAATGATAGATATTAAAGAGGTGTTGATATGATACAAGGAATTGGTAATCCGGTTGTGATGAGCACAGACGGCACCATTCATAGTGGTGTTGCTCTGGAATTAAAGTTTTGCGATGAAATATTCCCAAATTTTGAAAAACGAACAGAGATTAAAAAGAGCAGTATATTCAACGGATTCAACCATTATGTGAACCGGTGGACGCATTGGGAATTCCGGTGGATCATCCATTTATACGAGGCGATCCGTGCCGGCGAAGCTGCGCCATATAATACACCTGCTGCATATTTCGCTGAGTTATTAAACCTATTAGATTGTAATTTTAAATTAAAAGCGCATAAATACGAGTATAATTATACAGATAATGAGCCAAGTGCGGTGGCTGTGGCAAACTGGATCCAGTCGAAGCATATTACTTTTGGTACGGGAAGTTCCGGGACTTCGATAGTATTGGATGAGGCAGAGCTTAATGAGGATGATTATCTAAATGGGCTAAATATTACGTGGAATGGAACGACAAAAGCGATCATAGATTATGTGGGTTCTACTCATACCGCCACGATTGCGTCACCTTTCGCGAGTGATCCGGTAATTACTGACGAATATACTATTGATGTGTTTTTCCACTGCAAGCCGTTTAAATTGTTTTATCTGGAAGATTTGCAGCGGGCGGATTGCCTGGAGCTGATCGTGGAGAGCATGCGCCCGGTTGATGTGGATCAGATCGCAACATAAGCGAAGAGCGTGAAGCGTGGAGCGAAAAGATACCACGCACCCAATACCCAGTACCTATAAAAAAAGCCGGGCAGGGTTAGTGCTCGGCTTGTTTTGGGGGGCAAGGATTATAGCTGAATTTCCTCCATCTCTATGAGTTTCTCAATTGCACTATTAAGATCGTCATTCTGTTCTGGAAAATTACTCTGATTGTCTGTATTCTCACAATATAGCACACCTACACCAACAATTTCCCGCGTGGAAAGATGAAGATATATGAAAGCAACCGGATTATTCATTTTTCGTAAATCTGCAATCGCATCAGCATCAATATCGAAATACTGAAATGCGTCAACCTGGATCTCAATGACATCCGAATCGTGTTCTTTCTCGATATAGTATTCATACATTAGATTTCCCGCCGCAAGTATGTCGGGACAATTCTGAATTATTTCCGTTTCATAGCCAATACCGTTAATAGTCGAATATAATATCACGTCAGTATCGGGGTCAGAAATTTCGTCATCGAAAACGAAAATTTCAAGATTGTTGGATTCTTTCCATTGTTCATAATCTTTTTGATTGGAAAATGCTTTCTCAATTGCTCTGAATTTTTTAATTTTCATATTATTTCTCCTTATTTCATTTCATAATTTTGTATAACGGCTCGGGTGCCGTCAGGGAGTTTTGTCAATTCCGTCTCAGGAACGTTCTCAATGTCAAGGTCAATGATCTGGATCGGGTGCTCCTGGTTCTCAATTTCCACCACCACGCCGGCATGAATAAAGATCCGGGTTGGGTGAGAGTCATGTGTTTTTTCAAATGTGATGTCTTTCATTGATGGACCTCCTGGGCGGGTTTCGGGTTGCGGGTTGCGGGTTTCGGGGGTTGAATTGCAGTAATTAATATTTCATCTGCGTCAGGTTTTAGTCCCAATTCAAGTAATACAAATTTAAAGATGTTGGGATTTTCAAAATCCTCATAGTATTGATGGGGGATTCCATGCTCTGCAAACTCAATATTGATTAGAAGCTGTTCCCGGATATGCTCGCCGGTTTGTGTTAATGTTCCGGATTCATCGATCAGATCTTCTTTGATCATTCGATGTGTTATTCTTATTTGAGTTTTGTTGACTGTGATGGTGTCAAGTCTCACCTGATCATCTTCGTTGACGATCCTGTAGTAGTTTGATTCTCCGGCAAGTGCGGTTTTCACGTTTACCGGGAGTTTTACGGGTGCGTAAGATGTTTTCATTTTTGCTCCTGTTCCTGTGCGGTTAGCACATTTTTACTTATTTCTTTGATTTTCATGGTGTCAATGGTAATGACACAATAATACCCTGTCAAGTTTATATGAAATTTATTTTATCTATTTAATATGATCGGGGACCGCTGTCCCTGAAATATGCTCAGAGTTTATCCGGTTGTTCTTTGACTTTGCTTTCAATCCATTCCACGAAACTGTGTTTATGTAGAGTATGTTTCGAAAAAAAGTGTGGGGTTGACAGTCCTTTACACACGATCTTGGGTTAGGCGTGAATTTTGAAAACAAATGAAGTGAAAATGATCAACAAAACTGTGTGCTATAATAGCCAGAAAAGAAACTTTTAAAGGATAAAACAGCAAAAAAAGAGCAAAAAAACAATAAAAACGGGGGAAAGTTACAACTCAAAACGTAAAGCGAAACTACAAGCGGAGTGCTGCCAGTACCGGTAGGGGGGCTGTAAACATATGCACCCCTTCATATATATCCCCCCACCCTGATATCGCCACAGAGTATGAATTTCAATAAAAGCAAATTTTAAAAAAATTGACATGTTTTTTATTTTTTAGCATAGTAGCCATACTAAACATCGGGTGTTCTCCCGTTTGATTTAGTGCGGTTACATCCCCTGCCTTTTGGTGGGGGATTTTTTATTTTTTAATAAAAACTTGACAGGTTATTATTAGGTCATCCTCTTTGACACCATATGAGAAATAAACAAAAAACAGAGAATCTTAAAAAGGTTCATTTAAACCTGAATCCTTATTATAAGGACTTGGTTGACCATCCGGAAAAGATACATCCTCGCCTTGAAGGTGAAGCTATAGTAAACATTATGAAATTGGGATTGGATGCGTTGATCATACAAGAAAGTAACCGATTAGAAAGAGAGGATCAAGATGAACAAGGAGAAACTGAATAAGCTCGTAAAAGAGATTTCCAGAATTATCAGGAATAATGATCTTAGTTATGATGAGTTTAACGAAGTTAACCGGCTGTCTCGGAAGGTGACCGGATTAACTGCGCCGAAAAGGCGCAAACAATTTCACGTTCTTCCTACTCATGAAGAACTTTCAAAATTTTTAGATGTGCTCGCAGGTGCACCTCTCAAACATGAGCTGATGATCAAGCTGTTGTGGTTCACCGGACTTCGTAATTTCGAGATGTGTAATATCCGGATGAATGAAGTTGATCTAAATGAAGCAGGGATGGAAAAGATACTCATACACGGGAAAGGCGGATATGACAGATTCGTTGCAATCCCACCAAAACTGGCACGGGACCTGAAGAGATATATGAAAGATGTATCCAATAATATTTGGCTGTTCGAGAGCAGGATCGGGAAGCCATATACTACAGCAGGATTCCGTAAAATTGTTCGCAAGTACCGGGATCTCGCTGGCTTGAGCGATAAGATATATCCTCACAATTTCCGGCATCTCGTTGGCACCGAAGCAATAAAGCTCGGGTTCTCCAAAGAAGAGGTCCAAAACATTCTAAGACATACGTCCATTAAGTCCACCGATATTTATACCAATACCAACCAGGAATGGACGAGAGATATTGGCATAAAATTAGAGCAACAATTTAATAGTTATTAGGAGGCAACCAATGGAAGAAATGCAACCACGAAATGCACGAAAAGACACGAAAAAGAAAGAGGAGAAATGATGAAAAAGAGAATGAAAAAAAGTATATTTATTTTAATTATATTTCTAACCTTTTTACATTTTTATATGTATGCTGAAGAAATAAATACTGGATTTATGCAAATTATGGGAGTTTTAAAAGGTGAATCTTCTATAAAATTATATTGGGGGTTAAGTATTGGATCGTCCTCAGACAAATACCCATATAAAATGAAATCACAATTGCTATATGATTTTAATGTATGGCTTACGGATGAACCCGATAGTAATGAGATAATTGGTCAAATAAAAGAATTTCGATTTATAAAAGAACACCATGAAATAATATCATCTTTATTTAAGCAATTTGGTATGATCGGGAATAGTCTTGGAATGTTTATATATCGTGATGGACAGATACCGATACGTGTTGCTGAATTTTCAGGCAAGCCGTGCCTGCTAATAACAGATGTTGCGACTGACAAAGTATATAATACCCTTAGAACTACATCGAGAAGTAGGGCGTCTGATATTTTGAATTCAACTATCTTGCCTGAGCTTAACGACTTCAATAGAGGATTAAAAGATACAGATATCGATCAGTTCGGAATTATTGTTTCTTATGGGAGTAAGGATTTTCTTGATGATTACAATTTAAGTTTGAAGGGTGAAGCATTATGCCTTATTGTGTCAAAAATTGATTGCGCTAAATTTATTAATGGCGAAATAACCGACAATGAGTTACTCGACAATTCTCATATTTTTATAAGTGATAGAAATATGATGTCCGGCTTTAAAAAAATTAATATAAATATTGAATAATGAAAAAAAGTATATTTATTATTATAATATTATTATTAGTATATTCCTTTTTAAATGGCTGGTGTTGGGAGAAAATAGTATGAAAATTGACAATCTTATTTTTTTTGGTATGAGCAAAAAAGAAGCTATCGCCATCGCCGAGGAAATGGAAAAAATGGCTTCTGATATAAAAAATAGTGATCTTTTTCTTCATAACCATGAAGAAAATATATTCCAGGATATAGCCGATGCCTTATGTGGAGAAATGCGCCACGTAAAAGATTTTGGAATACACATACCAATAAATAAAATAATAAGTTTGGCAAAGAAAAAATTCGGGTTGAGGTATATATTCTTTTATTGGAGAAGAAAGTTTTATTTACAACAAATAATTTTAAATATCGTTGCAGATGAAAAAGGAAGTTGAAAAAGGAAGACCTCACGCAAAGAACGCAGAGAAATACGCAGAGGAAGAAAAGAATAAAAACATAAATGAGGATTTTAAAGATTGGGCTGATAAGCATCAAGAAGAATTTATGGAAATGCAAAAACGGGCAAGAGGTCCTCAGAAAAGAAAGGAAAGAGGTGGATCAATGAATAGTAAAATTTTGATAAGATGTTTTATTGCCTTATCGATAATTATGTTCATAGTATGGGTATTTTTACTAATTCAGCACAACCTTCAAAGAATTAATCTGACAGCAGCGGATTCTGTCGAGACCAAGTCATATAATGTTGAAATATCAGATGAACGTGGTAATTATAAATATTATACGGCTAATGCAGATATGTCATACGATTATGATAATGGGGCAAAGTTCAAGGTTGCCTGTGATCTTACAGCAAGTTTTCATTTTTCATTTTTAACGGAATATGATCCCAACGAAAGTAATATTGATAAAATCGAATACACTTATGTTGAATTGAAATCGAGAGATGCTTGTTTCTCTATTTATTATGAAGATATTGAAAAGGAAAAGGAATCCCGGTATCATTTTGGACCTGAAGAATCTTATCGTACTTTTCTTGAGAAAAAGGATTATCTGAATTTGTATGAAGTCTTAAAATCTGATGTTATTTTTGTAAAATTTTATGGTAAAAAGGACGATTATAGTTATAAATTGCCGGATGAACAGCTTGAGGGTTTGCGTACAATCGTTAATTTATATCACGAATTGTATAAGGAGGAATGATGGGAATAAATTATCAAGAATTTTTAATGTATGTTGCAGAAAATGCTTTGGAAAAATTAATGTATGAACCCATAATATTAAGTCATGAAATAACTGTAAATGATAGCACTTCTTATCATCCTGCAGAAAAGAAAGGTTTTTGGAAACTGAAACTATATTATAAAGATGAACCTTTTATTGATATCTATATTTCTTTTGTAGATTATAATAAATATTCTCTTGACTTTAAAAAATTAAAGGGGGTTGGATGAAAAAAAGTATATTTATTATTATAATATTATTATTAGTATGTTCCTTTTTAAATGGCTGGGGGCGTAAGGAGAGAAAGCTCAATTTTATAGAGGAAACAAATCATATTGTCGCTTTTGAGTTCACAACAAATTCTGATCTTGGCATTCAATTCATCCGAAGTGTCGCCCATAAGCCGGGTATTTTCTTTCATGTTCAAAGCCATCTTGGTAGCCCGGCTGAAGAGTGTGTATATGGAAGCATCACTCCTTATATTGCTGAGGAAATATATGGCGACTGGTATAGGGGAGATGATAAGCATAGTATCCTCTATGCAGTAGGAGTGTCGCTTGCGATGTCGCCCTCGACATTATTATGCTTAGGTATGGGAATAGCACAGCAGATTACATACAGAAATTACATGGACCTCACCGGTATCCTCGGCGATGGGGGATCTTATTATGTTATCGAGAAAGATGAGTGGGGGATCAGCCCATATCTTTCAATTAATTTTAAGGTTTCTCGGTTTATGATATGTGCATTCTCGCTTTCGACCTATCCGTTCCAGGTGGGTTTTGGGCTTGGTGCGGATTTCGGGATTGCTGGGATAAAATAATGGAGAAAAGAGTTCACGCAGAGATCTCAAAGAAAGACCGCAGAGGAAGAAGAGAAAATAAAAATGAACAAATATAAAATTAAATTTCTCTGCGATCTCTGTGTCCTTCCTCTGCGTGCTCTGCGAGATTCTTTACGTGAAATAAAGATGGAAAGGAAATATCTATTATGATCAAGGAACAGGATGTTGAAGTAACCGCATTAAAAAAGGAGAAGCCATGATCATCAGAAACGAACAGGGGGATTTTGATATCTCGGGGACAGTTGTTTATCTGTCTGATCTGTGGAGTTACTATGATAAATCCGAGGTGTTGAAGGATATGCAGGAGGGCAAAATCTCAGCACATAAATGGACGGATGAGACCACAGATATTGAGAAATTGCAAGATTTCTTGGAAGGAAAAACTGTACTTTCCGGACTTATTACGAAAAAATATCTTGACTACAAATCATTCATAGATTCGGATTCGGTTAAATTTTCTGAGCTAAAAAAAATGTTAAATAAAAGATTTGAAAGCTATGAAATAATGATGCGCAGCATCCTTTTCAAACTCAACGAACTGCTCTCACAATTTTGCCAGGATAAGTTTATCGGGCTAAAGGAAATAGCTGAAGATTATTCTTATCGTGGCAGGCAAATTTATACACTAAAATCATTAAGGAACAAAATCCGATCGGAAAGATTTGGGAATATGGAAGTCGGACATTTGGATATAGATGATCTTCATATCACCTTAATGAAGCGGGGTATGAAATGGATTACTCCTCTTGTACATTGGCAAACCGAGCGAAACAAGTTATCCTACAATCATTATTGGAGAGCGTTCAGTCGAAAAAAATTTTGTACGAAGGTATGTGTAAAATGAAAGTAAAGTCATTTTTTGGAACATTTTTGGTAAGTTCTGTTTTTTTAATAAATTCTGTAAAATCGCATAAGTGTTAAACACACAGGAAGATGTGTCTTTTGGTTATAGTTCCTTCCTTTTTTTAGGAATATTAGCAATGTCTGATAATGTAGATATCGTCACTTAAAAGCTAATAGGTTGGAATAGCCCTGCAAATAGGGCATAAACTATATAAAAGAGTCATATTTCCCTGTGTGGAAAATGTGGCTCTTTTTGTATTATAGGGCATAAAATGATAAATCAAAGCAGGAAGCCGAGCTTTGTTTACATAATAAAGATTATCTAAATAAAATATTCGATAAGGAGACTCGATGGCTGTAAAGAAAATTGAAAATACTGCAAAGGAATGTAGTAAAGAATATGAAATGCTACTGAAAAAGTATTGGGATACTAAAGTGGCGACAGATATTATCAAAGCATTTGAACTTGGGCGACGACTGGGTGCTCTTACACTCAAGAAAAAATGATCTGTTTTCATAAAACAACCATGTGGAGAATGTAATTCTGTATGTCAAGAAAAATAATTGAGAACAAAAAAACCGGATTTATCCTTGCTTTTCGATCTATTCGTGAAAATTGGAAGTGGGGACGCAAACCTTACTCGAATTTACATGCCTTTTTGGATCTGATAATGGAAGCAGAATTTGAAGATCGTGAAATTGAAGTGGGAAATGACATAGTTTTAATCAAAAGAGGGCAGGTTTACCGATCCTTACGTGATTGGGCGACAAGATGGGGGTGGCATAGAAACAGTGTTGACCGATACTTCCGCAAAATGGAATTTGATTCCACGATTTTGCGAGAAAACGTCAAAAAACAGGTCATGCTAACCGTCGTCAAGTACGATGATTACCAGATTCGGCGGGACAATGCTGGGACAATGCTGGGACAATGCTGGGACAATGCTGGGACACCTCATCCATTATTTAAGAAAGAATTAAAAGAAGGATATGATGATATCATCAATGATATACAGAATATTAATAATAATATATATATTACCCAGTTGAAATCGCTGATTTCTAAGTGGAATTTTGATGAGGAGACGACCGATGAGATTTTTTCTTTGATCAAAGACGAAGAAGTTGCTGTGCTTTATCTCGAAAAGGCAAAATCTATAAATAACATTATTCGATCAAAGGGAAATATCAACAATCCATCGAGGTATTTTTATACATGTTTGAAAAATTTCAATCCGAAGATAGATAAGAAGTCTCGGAAATTTGCACGGAAGATCATTAAGGAAAACGAGAATCGTAAAAAAATGCTGGATACTGTCGAGCAAGAAGAAAGAGAAAGAGAAGAACTAAAAAAGAATGATCCGGAAAAATATTATGAGTTTCTGAATTTATTTATTTCCTGGGATGAATTCAAAAAGGGGCAAACATGATATTCCGACAGGCAGAAAAGGAATATTGGTATGAATTACGGATTATGCCGGGGGATTGGAATAGACCAGAAAAGGGATGTGGAAAGAAATTCATAAAAAAATTAAAAGAACAGGTCCCAGCACAGCAGCGCAGATTCATCAAACGGAAGGATTGCTGGCTTATTCATCAGAAAGCAAAGCATATTGTTGATGGTCTGATCGGTGAGATCTGGGGCGGACAGAGAGGGTTGTTTGATGAGGAATAAAAGAGTTCACACGGAGATCGCAAAGAATCTCGCAGAACACGCAGAGGAAGATAATTTTAAAAAAATAAAATAGCGTTCCCAAATCGGAGTTTGGGAACGAGAAGATAGGAGACTAATATGGCAATAATAGCAAGTTTGGCAGGAATATTTGTATTTATATTCGCATTGTTACTTTTCCTCATAATTGGATGGGGATGGTATGCCCTTTTGTGGGCTTGGGTTGCAGGATTTTTTTCTATCCTACTTCTACTTTTTCTCGGCAGGAATGCACCGAGATATTTTGATGATGATGAATACAAACCAAGAGAGGAGAACAAAAAATGAAAATCATTGAAATGCTGGATGAGTTTTTTACAGATTTAGATTTTAGAGGACTTCTTGTTTTTTCATATTTAATTTTTCCTTTGATGACTACAATGGTACTTGCGGAATGGATGTTTCCGGGTTTTATTACAAGAGAGATACCACTGATAAAAAAACGGTTATGATTTTAATAAAAAATAACAGAGAGAGCATTCCCAAATCGGAGTTTGGGAATGAGAAGTACTCATTTTTTATTATTAGGCGCATTGGTTTTTGCGGTCTTTTTCCCTCCAATGGGTTTTTCAGCCGCTCCTCCTTTCACCGGTGCGCCTTTTTTCAAGAGTTCACGCATCCGCCTTCATTTCATTACGGCGTGACAGGGAGAAAACAAAATGATGAAAGTGAAGAACAAATATTGAAAGAAATACATGAGCGGGTGCAGGGATTGTTGGAAGATTATATAGCAAAAAAGAAAATAGAAGGATAAAAATGGAAGAATTAATTGAAAAATTAGATTTGTTGATAAGGGAATATGATCTTTTAAAAACAGATATACGCTATCAAATTCTTAATGCCGAGAGATTGGGATTTAATATTGAACTTAAAGTGTTTGAAGATAAAAAGAATTTAATTTATCAGATGGTTTGTGATCTTAAAGATTTAAAAAGGTTCTTGGAGGAATGAGTATGAAACGAATTGCAATTATTACAAGCGAAGGATGTGTGCCATGCAGGATGCTAAAGTACGAACTCAGCAAAAGAGAGATACCCTTTGATTCCTATGACGAGAATAGCTTGAACGCAGAGCATCTTTTAAATCTCACAACAGAGATGGCTTCACCGATAACATTTTTGCTTGAGCAGAATCCACTGGGCGTAACACATGAAGTTGTAGCCGGGTATAGCATGGAGAAGCTACAGAAGATATTGGATTGGTGGAGCGAGTAAAATGAAAAGCGAAGAGCGAAGAGCGAGGAGTGAAAAGGCGAAGGGGCGAGGAATAAAATTATTGGAGAGCGTATGAATGATCATATAGTGCAGTTCAAGAATTACTTGATTGGATTGAAGTCATTGTCCGGGGCGACTGCGAAGAATTATTCCAGCAGGTTGGTATTGCTGGAGCGGAGATTCAATAAGCCGGTTCAGGATGTAACAGAGGATGAGCTTCAAACATATTTTCTTGAAATACGTCCTTACAAAAAACTGAATACGATCCGTCTCGAGCAGACTGCGATCAAGTCGTTTTTCCGCTGGTATTCCAAGAAATTCGGCAAGGAGGATCCATCCCAAGAACTCAGGGTCGGGCATGAAGAATACACTGCGCCGGATATATTTTCGCCGGAGGAGTTTCAAAAAATGATGTTCGCTTGCGGAGATAGTAATTGGGTTAGTATCCGCAATAGGGCTATACTGGCATTGCTTGCAGATACGGGCATTCGCATCGGGGAGTTGGTGCAGCTCAAGGTCGGCAATATCGTATTTGATGAGAATAATAATAGGTTTCAGATTAATATTTTGGGAAACACAAAATCCTACAGACAGCGGAGTTTTCCTTTTTGCGAAGTCAAGGATCGGCTTATTATTGCTGAGAACTGGACCATGTATTGGCAGATGATCAAGTTGGTGAAGCAATGGCATTTGGATGCACCCTTGTTTCAGCCAAAAGAGTTTGGGGATTCCGGCACAGGCATAGCACTTTCAATCTCAACGGTACAGAAGCTGGTAAAGGATGTGGTGGAAAAGGCAGGTATTGAGAAAAATATCCACGTGCATACTTTCCGGCATACTTATGCGACATATTGTGTTGTAAATAATATAAATTTGGAGGTTTTGCGATGCCGACTGGGACATGCAAAATTAGAGTCAACTATGAAATATGTTCATCTTGCGGATATTGTACGTAAGGATTCGCTTATTCATAATCCATACAGATATACGAGGACGAGTATATCGGGGTTTGCCAGGGCGATGAAGGGAACGAAATGAATTTAACCACGAAAAACACGAAAAGACATGAAAAAGAAAAGAGAATTTTATAATGAAGATAAGGGTTCACGCGGAGCACGCAGAGTAAGAAAATTTTGTAATGAAGAAAAAAAAACAGGAGAATAAAAATGAAGAAGTTTGTTAAGGTTTTTTATTTGCAGGGGAATGGAGAGCAAGAGTTTTTTATGCCAGTTGGTGCGGAAATATTAACAGTTCAAGTACGCATTGACGGAGGACCTTGTATTTGCGTTTCATATACTCCAAGCAATGCAGTAGAAAAAAGACGATTTTACGTTATTCCTGATAATGGTGAAATTGACTGTGATAAAGCAAAAGAAATAAAATATATAGGTTCATTCCAACTTGTATATTATATCAATTGTCATGTTTTTGAGCTTATTGGAGAGTGAGGTAAAATGAATGAAAAAATAGTTAAATATGAGCGCACGATCGTGAAGAAATATGTGCAACAGCTTTTGTCAAACATGGGATTTTTCGACAGGATCAGGTTTGTATTCCTGGGCGATTATTACAAGCCAATGCGCAGAACCGACCATAAACTGAAGGAGAAAAAATGAAAGTTTGTGTGATTAAAAGCGGTGATAGATATTTTATGAGATTTGTGCTGAATAGTCATAGTCCAGAGGTTAGTGGCGATCCGAAAAATGCATGTAGATTATCAATGTCGAATGCAAAAAGGGTGAAGAGGAGAATGAAAAAAGCGGGGATCTCATCAGAAATAATTGTTATTGGAGAATCGAAATAATGGCAGATAAGCTAAATGCAGGATGGACACAAAAATACGAAGAAGGCATGGAAAGGATACATGTGAACGAAAATAAATGCAGGGTAGTCATCATCCGAGGACCGAGCATTAAGCCGAATCCGGTGTTGCAGAAATACGAAGTTGAGTATGCGATTGTGCCTCAAGGTGAGATTCATGACGAGAAGAAGCACCCCCTGAAGATCAAATTTTTCACACACAAAAAAGAGGCATTGAACTGGATTGAAGAAGTGGGAGAAGAGTTCACGCATCCGCCTTCATTGCATTACGGAGTGACAGGCGAAAAAGAAAAGAAAATTTTAAAATGAAGAAAAAAAAATATAATATTAATTTTCTCATCTTCCTCTGCGGTTTTTCTTTGCGGACTCTGCGTGAAAGGTCATAAATGAAAAAAGAGATTTGTAATTATCATTTTGGTGAGCTTCGGGTTGTGTATGAGATGATCAGTCGTTATCCGAGAAGAAGAAAGCTCGGACAGAATTATCCTCTTCCCCCCGAGAAGTTAGAAAAGATATTGATCGACCTGCTACAGATCGTTCCTCGTAAGAAGAATTTTAATAAGATACTTAAAAAATTATACGGGCATGTGTCCGGCAAGGTTCGTGATCAGAAATACGAGCTGGCTCGGCTGTCTGTTTTATATAAAAGCAAGAACACTCCTGCTGCGTGGGGCGTTACCAAGCTGGGGCTTGGTAACGAGAAATGTACCTTTGGAACCTCCGAAATAAAAAGGGAACGATTATTTCACCGGCAGGAGTCTCTTTCTCAAAAGCAATTATTTGGGGAATCGCTATGAAAAAGGAGTATGTATGAAAGCGTTAAAAGATGCTTATATGGAAAATTATGGTATATGTTACTTGCCATATTTTACTGAAAATTTCGACAAATTGATAACAGGAGCAATGGAAAAAATTGAGCCATTTTCTCATAAAGAAATATCACAAATGACAGTATATTTTCAAGTTAGGGGAGAAGGTGTCTCAAGTGAGTATGATTGTTGTGATAACGAAAAATGTATTAAGCAATCGAAAGCAGATATTCGTAAAGACTATGGCAAAAAAACCCACGTTGAAGAATGTTGGTATGACAACGATGGCGACCATGAATGTATTGAAACATGCAGTCAATGTGGCAAGCCACTAAATGAATTTATGACATGGTGTGAGAGTGAATTAGAATATATTGAAGGAATAGAACTGAATGTGGACACATTAAAAGATGAGGCATTTTTGATATACTGCATTCTTCAGAGTGTGCCATCTAATGATTGTGATATTTCAGGGTATCACCAATATCAAGGTGGTAAGATATTAGAAGATGCTTTAGAAAGAAGGGAAAAATTTTATCAAAGAATTGGAAAATTAGCCAAGACCATTATTAAAACAAATTTAGGTCAGCCGTTGCGAACTGATGTATAACATGAAAACAAAAAGGAGCAAGTATGCTAAAGATAACAATCGATGAGTTTATTCTGTTAAAAAAGCAGGCGGAAGGTACCATAGAGCAGGTGGTTTCCGATCTGTATGAGCGTACAGGGTACATGATCCAGCATATTGAGATCGATGCACCGATTGGTGTGAAAAAAGCGTTTGTTACTGGATGTAAGCGGGAAGTTTTTTCCGAGGAAGTGAAGAAAAGGCAACCACGAAATGCACGAAAAGACACGAAAAAAAGAAAGAGAATTTTATAATGAAAAATAAGGAGAAAAATGAAAGTAATATCGATCATAATTCAAGAAAGAACTGAAGGGGATCATCATGGAATAAATATTTCATGTTACAACGAAACCCCGAAATATATGTGCAATAAGCCGGAAAAAGGATTTTGTGGTGTTACTAAAAAGGAGCACCAAATTTCAGTGGCTATTGAAAAGCAAATTAAATCTTATATTGTAGCAGGGGGAGGAACCATCACAAAAAGGAATAAAAATCAATGAAAACTGATATCAAAATAAAAGTAACCGAAGGGGACATTTTGGAATTATTAAGACAAAGACATTCTGAGGATCTATTTATACCAAAATGCAAAACCGGAGCTACATGGGGCGTTAAACAATATTATGTGATGGATGCATGGTCAATGAAAAGATCATGGTCAAAAAACATAACAACCGCCTATGAAATAAAAGTGAGCAGGGGCGACTTTTTGAACGACACAAAACATAATGAATATTTGAAATATTGTAATCAATTTTATTTTGTTGCCCCAACTGGAATTATAAACAAGAATGAGCTTCCGCCCGAGAAAGGATTAATTGAGACATCAAAGAATTGTAAAACCTTATATACAAAGAAAAAAGCAACATATAGAGATATTGAAGTTCCAAAAAAATTGCTATATTACATACTAATATGCAGGGCAGATATTAGAGAAGAGCAGGGAATAGATCGTTTATATTATTGGAGATTATTAATATCCCAAAATGAAGAGGATGTGGAACTTGGAAAAAAGGTCAGTAAAAAAATCAGAGATGTTGTAAATTATCATATTGCAGAGAACGGAAGATTAAAACGTGAAATAGGTCTATTTAAAGATATTGAAAAATTTTTATTGGATGAATTTGGAATAGACAAAACAAAACTAAAACAAAAGGGATTATGGGGAATTAGAAAAGAAATACAGGAAGCTAAGAATCCAGACTTAAAAATAAAGATGATAGCGGCTGATGTAAAAGAACAAGCCACTTATATAACGAAAGCTATAGAAAATCTTGTAAGGATTATACATGGAAACTGACATCAAAATACCACCACATAACGTGAATGCCGAGGGGGCTGTACTCGGTGCTATGTTGCTGGAAGATTGGGCTGTGGCTCGTGGAATTGAGCTGGTACGGGAGGAGTATTTCTATAAGTCCGCTCACAAATTCATATTCCGTGCTATTTGCTCGGTTTTCGATCAGGGAAACGAAATCGATCTGATCACACTAATTCATGAGCTGAAACGGCAGGGCAACTATGAAAAAGTGGGAGGGATTGCGTATCTTACAGAAATCCAGGATGTGGTGAGTTCCGCAGCAAGTATCGAGAGCCATGCAACTATCGTAACCGAAAAGGCAGTGCTACGCAAGCTCATTACAACAGCGGGCGGGATCGAAGCACAATGCTATGACGATGTGCTCGATAGCAAGTTCATTATCGAGGAAGCAGAGAAAAATATATTCGAGGTTACAGAGGACATTACGAGGACGGGATATGGATTCCGCAGCATAGGGCAAACGCTATCTCACACACTCAAGCGTATGGATGAGGTGGCGAAGCGGAAAACCATGATCATCGGCATACCGAGCGGGTATCATGAACTCGATAAGATGACCGGCGGATTCACCGATGGCGATTATTATGTGATAGCTGCACGTCCGAGTATCGGGAAAACCGCACTTGCTGTGAATATTGCTTATAATGCAACTGTGAAATCCGGCAAATGCGTGGGGATGTTCTCGCTGGAGATGAAAAAGGATACGATCAACCTGAGAATGCTCGCAGTGGGATCCGGCGTGAGTATGTTCAAAATGATGTGCGGATACAGTTTGCAGCCGGCGGATTCGCTTATGATATCCAAAACGGCAGAACATCTTTCCGGAGCGAATTTCCACGTGGATGATAACGGCAATACGAGTATGATGGATGTGCGATCCAGGGCACGTAGATTGAAGTATGAGTATGGTGTGGATATGCTTTTTATCGATTATATGCAGTTGCTTCTTCCGAATGTATATCGTCAGTCTCGGCAGCAGGAGATCACAGAGATTTCACGCTCTATCAAGATGCTGGCAAAGGAGCTGGATATTCCTATTATTGCGATTTCCCAGCTTTCGAGAGGTCCCGAGCTGAGAAAGGATAAACATCCGCTTTTGTCCGACCTGCGTGAGTCCGGTGCTATCGAGCAAGATGCTGATGTGGTGTTTCTGCTCTATAGGGATGAGTATTATACTAATGAGGAATCCGAAGAGCCGGGAATCGCAGACGTGGATGTGGCAAAAAATCGTAACGGACCGACCGGCAGGGTTAAGATGCGATGGATCAAGGAAAGCATGAGGTTTGAGAGGATATGAGGAGCGTGGAGCGAAGAGAGTTCACGCATCCGCCTTCATTTCATTACGGCGTGACAGGAAGGACGCAGAGGAAGAAAATAAAAAATTTAAAATGGAAAATATAAAATTAAAAACAATATCTCTCGTTCCCAAGCCCCCACACACTCTCGTTCCCAAGCCCCTGCTTGGGAATGTCGGGAGAATAAAACGAAGAAAATTTAAAATGAAATTTCTTTATTTTCTCAGCGGTCTCAGCGAGATTCTTGGAGGTCTCTGCGTGAAATTCTGGGAGAAACAGATAGGAGGCAGTATGCCAAATAAGATCAAGGGATTAAGTCAGTATGATGAAAGATGGAAGAATGCGAGTTGCGGGTTGCGGGTTGCGGGTTGCGGGTTGCGGGTTGCGGGTTGCGGGAATGAGACTATCGGTGAAGTGGGGTGCTTGCTTACATGCTATTGTATGCTGGCACAATATCTCACGGGTATCGAGTGGAATCCGTTGCAGTTGAATTATTTATTGAAGAGATTCGGCGGGTATATGGATTGCAATAAGATCGTGCATTCCACAATATCATATCTTTTCGGGGAGTTTCTTTTTGGTGGATTGATATTGTGCAAGGATGTGCCTGCACCGATTTCGGATATTACGCTGATGCTTCCTACAATCGTGAAAATTGATTATATGGCAGGGCATTGGGTGCTTGTTACGGAGCAAAAGGGTGATGACTATGTGATACTGGATCCGCTGCAGACGTTCCCAAGCAGGGGCTTGGGAACGAGAAATGGCGGGGGATTGGGAACGAGTGAGAGTGGGGAGGAGATGTTATTAGAGAAATATGGTAAGCCGGGCTGGGGGCTGGAGAGGATCGTGCTGACGGCAGTGGTGAGATCGTGAAGCGAGGAGCGAGGAGCGTGGAGCGAAGAGCGAAGAGCGAAGGGGCGACAGATTTTATAAATAGGGCGGTTGGTGATGTGTAAGAATAAAATAAAAAATAACATTAACATTGATTCAGCAAATAAGTTAGTCCTTCATGGATATTATAGACGTGCTTCCGACTGCCCTTTTTTAATCGAAAAGAGAGGAGGCGAAGGGGCGAGGGGGCGAAGAGGCGAAAGGGCGACTTGGTGAAGAGGCGCGAAGAGAGGGTTGCTATATGACTCGGGAAGAAAGATCAATAAAATTCATAAAATCTTTTGAACCGAAAAAAGGATATTTTGTTGGCAATTCTGGTGGTAAGGATAGCATTGTGCTTGAACATTTAATGAGAAGATCGGGCGTAAAGTTCAAGTCAATATTTAATTTCACAACGGTTGACCCACCACAGATTAGAGATTTTCTGAAGAAATATTATCCAGATACGATTTGGATGTATCCAAAAGAAACAATGTTTCAGGGTATTATAAAAAGAGATCTTCCACGAAGGGATGCAAGATGGTGCTGTGAGCATCTAAAGCATTATGCTAATAAATGGGAAGTTGTGGCAACCGGAATTCGAGCAGAAGAAAGCATCAATAGAAAAAATAACAGAGCGGAAGTTGAATTTTTCGATGAGCATATAATGTTTAATCCTATTTTTAAATGGTCAACACGTCAAATATGGGAATATATAAAATATCACAAATTACCCTATTGTGAATTGTATGATAAGGGATTTAGCAGGATTGGTTGTATTGGATGTCCGATGACCGGATATAAAAATTTAGTGAAAGAATTTACAATGTTTCCGAATTATAAGAAAGCATATTTGTGGAGTATTCAGAAACTTATTGACAAAGGATTATATCTTGATTTTGAAAATGCTGAAGATGTATTTGAATGGTGGATTCAGGGGGTGTCAGTGAAAAAATATCTTGGTTTGAAGAAGCAAATTAAGATTCATTTCTGACAGGAGGAAAATTAAAAATGAAGAAAGAGTTCACGCAAAGAGTGCTGAGAATATGAATGGAAAAAATGAAGAGGGAAAATAAAAAATAAAAAAATATTTTATTCCGTGAAACTGTTCAAAGGTGGAACTAAGGGCTAAAAAAAAATGTAGATGCCTATAAAATGGGGACAAAATGAGTTCCACAAAACTGTTCAAAGGTGGAACGATTTTTTTTGAGGGAATTCTGTAACTTACTTTATATCAATAACTTGACAAGCATAAACGTAATGGCACTTTTTCAATCAAGATTATGAAAGCGAATAAAGAGCAGAAAAAACAAGAGCGTCATTTTTGGTGCAAGCGCTGCCAATATTATTGGTTGACCGACCAATATGAGGAGCAAAAAAAACCTACGAATGACAAATATCCTTACGAGTCTGAATGCCCAAAATGTGGGGAACTAACAGCAAACAATCATCATTGCGTAGCTCAGATATTAGGTGCGAAGCCGAAATGTACAGGACCTCGCACAGAGGAGGGAAAAGCACGATCCTCTCAGAATGCGTTCAAGACAGGGATGTTCAGTACCCGCTCAAGTTATCTTGCACCCGCTCTTTATGGCAAATACCCTGAATGCAGGCAGAAAACAGATGAGGTAACAGATCAAGGCGATCCGGTTTATGAGGATACTTGTGAACACGCTAAACTTTGTAAGCAAAAATTGCTGAGGCACTGTCCTCACCAGCTCAATCTTATCGTTCAATACGCTGCTGCATACGAGGATGGAGATGCAAATGCCTTGAAGCAATTCGCTGGCATAGCACAGGGAAGAATCCATGTACTTCTTGAGAAAATGTATCAGGAGGTCATACAAGAAGGTCTTCAGATTTCCGAGCCAAGCAGGTTTGGTATTTTGAAGAAAGCACATCCTATGCTCGACCAAATAGGCAAGTTCATGCCGATTGCGGGATTTACCAGCGATCAGCAGCAGATGAATCCGAAATCGCAGCCGGATGGTGCAGAGCATCCTGAAGGCACAATGGAATTCAAGGGCGATCCAAATGATTTTATTGGATTGCTGGCTTATAAGATGGATCAGGCACGGGCAAAGATGAAGGTTGTTTCTGAAGATAAACAAGAGGAAGATCACGAGGCAGAGATTGTGGAAAAAGCAGTTGAGGTTGGACCTGAAGATAATCCGTTCGAGAAGCGTGGAGCGAAGAGCGTGGAGCGAGAAGAGAAGAGTGAAAAGTGAAAAAAAGATTAATCAGATATTTGGGAGATTCTTCGCTACGCTCCAGAATGACAATTATTGTTTTGGTGTTGCTTATGAGTTTGACATCTGTTAAGATTGCGAATGTTGCGGAGCAGGAGCTTCAAAAATTCAAGACAGATAATGTGGATGAGCGATATGCTGCTTATGCACTTTTTATGAAACATGCTTGCAATGTCGATCTCTTTCCTACTCAGCTTATGCAGGCGGATGATTATTTTCATAATACATACACACTCGAAGTAAAGCCACCACGTGCTGCGAAAAGTTTTGGGAAAAACGGGATCAATTTGTATGAGTGTGCAATTAACGAAAAAGAAAATCTTACAATTTATACACCGAAATTCAGCATTGGTAAGGAAGCATACGACTATCAGTATAATTTTATTTCAAATTCGACACTTCTCAATAATTTTATAAGGGTAAAATCCGGCAAGAATCAGTTATCATCCATACGATATGAATTTGTCAACCAGAGCAATTGCAAAATAATGACAGTTGCCGGCAAGATGGAAGGACACGAAACCAGCATTGCGGATGTGATGGAATTGGATCTTTGGGATTGGGAAGATTTTGCAAATAAGATGCCGAGACGACTCGGTTCCATAAACCAGAATGGATTGCCAACACGTATTCGTGTGGATGGCACTATTATGGGGCAGGAAAATATCTATAAGCTGGTTACTGAAGAAAAATATTTGAATATTTATCGCAACCTGATGAGGGCACAGCCGAATAACTTGCTTGGCATTCCAGAAGGTACATTGATGGATGTGGATATTATGCTTGCAGCCGGTGTGCTCGATCCTGATATGGTTGAGCTGCAAAAGCAACAAATGACACCGGATGAAGTGCAGCGTTCTCTCTATCTAAAATTTACGGAATCAACAAATTTTATACACTCTAAATATCTTTTAGCTGTGATGAAGAAGGCACAGAAATGGAATCTCGAAGGAGTGCCATTTATAAAAGATGGAAGATATGTTTCTGACGGCATTGTATCGATTGGATTTGACTGCGGACATGCAGGGCAGACAGAAACAAGCTCGAAATATTCATTGCAGGTTTATGAGCATTTTGGCAATTACAGGAGATGGCTGAACAGCTTTACCTGGGCTTCGGATTATGATGACTCGCAGCTTTTGAAGGAGATAGTTGAGATCATTGCATTTTACAGACCTCTTGGCGGATACGGTGATGCTCTCAAACAGAATTTTATTTCATCCTTGAACGATATTTGCTGGAGGGAAGGGCTTACTGATCTGAACAGGGAAGAGTTTCCCGACAATAAGCCATCGAGCTGGGATCACTGGTTCATTACTCCGTTGTGGAATACGGACAAAAACAAACATTTTTATTATGATTCACTTCAGCAGGGAATTCATAAAGGCACTTGCTACTATCCATATTATTCGATTTCAGACAACAGGCATGAAGCGGCACAGATGAGGCAGCTCAAGAGGCAGATGCTCAATATCAGAAAGGAAAAAACAAAGGGATCGTACCCTCGTTATAAGGCAAATGATGAGAAGATAGGAGACGATCATACGGATGCGGCAGGAATGGCAAATCTATGGCTTGATGTACATGTGCAGAAGCCGATAGATTACAGCTTGATCAAACCTTCGGGAATGCAAACCAAGACTGCCGGCTTGACGGATAATTCAATACTCTCGGATCTAAATATTTCGAGAGAAAATTATGACAATTTTTAGGAGAAAATATGAAATTTGGACAATTACAAAGCGTTCACCCATATTGCAGGGCAGCGGATAGAGGTACAGATACGGCTGCCTTTGCTGAGACACGCGGAATTGCGTGTAATGTTGCGGCATCATACCATGTTACGTTTGAGGAAGATGGCGTGACGCCGGTTGCGATGTATCTCAATAAAGGTATTGTATATCCTTTTTTAATCACAAACATTCTCACTACCTTGGATGCTGCGCTGACTGCGGGCGACATTACATTACTATATTAAGGAGCTATTATGGCAAAAAAAATATCAGAATATGATGAGGAATCTCTTGATCTTACTAATCAGTTTTTACTGATCGATGACACCAGCCAGAATAAATTTGGCAAACTGCCATTGAGCAGGGTGTTTGATCCCGCCTATGGTATTGAGTGGGATCCATCAGCAGACACTTACACACGGCTTGGCAGAATCGCGGGCTATGCAGCAGGCACTCCAACAGCAAAAGGCGCGGTAGTTCCCGATGACTTGCTGCCTGTACAAGCAGGCATGTTTGGCTGTGTTGTTAATGATGCAAAAGAGATGCAGTACAGGTTGAGTGCCACAAATCATGCCAACAAAGAGGATGGCAATGCTGCAACACTTACCGGTGCAGACGGGCAGGTGATGATCCGAGTTCCACGGCACTGGTGGCTGCAGGAATACGTGGGCGGAAAGCACCGCTTTTGGGTGAGTCCATATCCCGTGAAGGGCTACCATGAATTTACAGGTGGATATATTGGTAAATACGGGGCAACAATGTATGATGACGGAACCTCTGATTATGTGGATGGTGACGGCAATGGTGGAGCGGATATAGCCAATGATGTGCTTGCTTCCGTAAGCGGCAAGAAGCCGTGGAGCAGTGAGGATAGAGCTGATTTCCGCACCCTTGCAGAAAACAGAGGCACTGGCTGGCACCTGCTTGATAATAGAATTTACAGCGCAGTTGTTCGCTTGATGATAATTGAGCTTGCAACGCTTAATATGCAGGCAGCTATAAGTGAAGGAAATTCCAAGTTTGCAAGCTGGGTTTTTGCTACATGTATTGGCGCAACCGGCAAGTCCAATGCAGACGGCGAGACCAGTAATGGGCAATCCACAGCGGGCGGAAATATTGGAGATTATGTTTCTTACAGAGGCATTGAAGATATATTCGGAAATCTCTACCAATTCCTTGATGGCGTGAATGTGAAAAATGTTGAAGCAGACCTTGCGAGCTATTTATGGTTATGTAATGAACATGCGAATTATGCAGATGATGTTGAAACGAATTATACAAAATCCGGCGAGTTGGCATTGTTAGATGGATATGGTGCCAATCTCATTCAGAATATTAATGACAAGGGCGGTTTGTACACCTCTGCTGTTGGTGGAAGTTCTACAACCAAGCTAACGGATTATTATTATCAGGCATATAGTGTATTAGCACCTGGCTATGTTACAGACTGGCGTGTGGTGCGTGTTGGCGGTTATGCGGGTAGCGGTGCGGCGGTTG